AATGAAAGGTATGAAGAAAAAACTTACCTCTAAGAAAACTGCAAGAGACCCTAATTCAAGAATTAATAAATCACTAAGAGCATGGAACTGTTAAATGGCTAAAACTTATCTATCAATGACAAACGAACTACTGGTTGAAATTAATGAACCAGAAGTAACAACAGTATCAGGAGCATTAGGTATACAAAAGTTTGTATCTAATTGTGTTAACAGAGCTTACTTTGATATAGTAGATGCAGTAGATGAATGGTCTTGGCTAAAAACTGCAGCACCTCAAAATGATTATTATGGTAATACATTTGTTGAAACTGTAGCTGGACAAAGATGGTATCTAATGAAAGCTGGTTCAACTGATGTTGATACAGATTATGATTCAGTTAACTGGGATGATTTTACTTTAACAACAGAAGGTGTTACAGGTAAGTCTGCTCCACATACAATTAATAAATTATCATTTACAACTTTATCAGCATGGAGACAAAACTATGCTGCAAATGAAGAAGCAAGTAAAGCTAACACACAAACTTATGCAACACCAGTAAGAGTATTAAGAAGTTCAGATGGAAGAAGATTTGGATTATCTCCAATACCTGATGGTGTATATAGAATTTATTTCTTTGCTTATAATAGACCTGCTGAATTAACAAATGATACAGACAAAGTATTATTTCCTGAACAGTACAAACCAGTTTTACTAGCAAGAGCTAGATATTATATTTATCAATTTAAAGATAATATTGCACAATCGCAATTAGCTTTAGATGAATATAAAAAAGGATTACAAAATATGGCTGACCAATTAAACTCTCCTCAACCAGAGTATATGTCAGATGTAAGATTTACATATTTATATTAAGGAATAAACTATGCCAACTCAAGGAGCTTCTATTACAGTACAAGGTGGCTTGGATTTAATTTCAAGTTCTCATGCTTTATTTAGAACACCTGGAGCTGCAACTAAATTACAAAATTTTGAATCATCTACAACAGGTGGTTATAGAAGAATAAGTGGTTATCAAAAATTAGGTACTACAAGTGCAGTTATTCCTTCTGGTGTATCAACAGATATTATTCATGGTATAAAAGGATATGCTGATGGAGTTGTAGTAGCTCAAGCAGATGATTTATATTTTAGTACTACAGGTACTTCATATGTTAAAATAAATAAAGATACTTTTACAGCAGCTACTGGAACAGTTTCAATTAGTTCAGGCTCACCAACAGTAACAGGAACTAATACAGTATTTACTTCTGAATTTATTGTAGGTGATGATATAAAAATTGATGGTAACTTTTATAAAGTATTATCTATTACAAGCAATACTGTTTTAACATTAGATACTAATGCTAATACTGGCAGTACACAAAATGGTTTAACTTTTTATAAAGGTGGTATTATATCAAGTGCTTTAGCTTCAGCAACTACAATACCTAGAACTAATCAAACTAATCTACAATTTACAAACTTTGAATCTTATGGACAAAATGGTACATTATATTTTGTAGATGGAAATAATCGTATTGGTGAATTTTTTATTGATAATAATAATAAATATCACTTTGAAGAATTACATAGGTCTTCTCCAGTAGGTTGTTCATTAATTGAAAGATATGCTGAAAGAATAGTAGTATCAGGACAAGCATCTAATCCTAGTTTAGTATATTATAGTACTAGATTAAAGCCTTATGATTTTGAAGGAGCATCTGCAGGATTTGTAGATGTAGGAGATATAGTAACAGGTATTAAAGTATTTAGAAACAGTTTAATTATATTTTGTAAAAATAGTATATATGAGTTGACAAACCTTGATTCTACACCTATAATCAAATCAGTAACTAAAAATATTGGTTGTATAAGTGGTAACTCAATTCAAGAGATAGGTGGAGATTTAATCTTCTTAGCACCTGATGGATTAAGAACAGTTGCTGGTACAGCTAGAATTGATGATGTCGAATTAAGTTCTATATCTAGAAAAATTTTACCTTTAGTAAATGATATAATTAATAACTTTGCTAATTACACTCTTTCTAGTATGGTAATTAGAGAAAGAAGTCAATACAGATTATTTTATTATCAATCTGGTCAAGCAGCTTCTGGACAAAAAGGAATTATAGGAACATTTAAATATAATGCAGAAGGGATTCCTTCATTTGAATGGAGTGAAACTAAAGGACTTCCTGTAAAATTTTGTACCTCAGATGTTAATAACAATGGTACAGAAACTTTATTTCATACAGATGAAACAGGTTATGTTTATCAACATGATACTGGCAACAGTTTTGATGGTTCAAATGTTGAAGCAGAATTTCAAACACCAGATATGGACTATGGTGATAATGGTTTAAGAAAAAGTTTATACAAAGTAAAAACTAATATTGAACCTGAAGGAACTCAAAACGATTTAAATTTAAGAATTAGATATGATTTTGAAAGTAGTGAAGTACCTCAGCCAGGAAATTTTGCTGTAGGTAATTTAAGTTCAGCTTCATTATTTGGTACTGCAGTATTTGGTACAGCAGTTTTTGGTACAACAACATTACCAAGTAAAAGTGTATTAGTAAATGGAAGTGGATTTTCTAATAACTTTAAATTTTTTAGTAATGATACTAATGCACCATATTCAGTAAATGGAATGTTTGTTTCATTCATAGCAGGAGGAAGAAGATAAATTATGGCAGGATATACTAGACAGAGTTCATTAAATAATGGTGATACTATTACAGCAGCTTTATTTAATAATGAATACAATCAATTACTAGCAGCATTTAATGCATCATCAGGACACAAACATGATGGTACTGCAGCAGAAGGTCCAGTCATTGCACTCATTGGAGATGCAGGTCTTACTACTCCTTTAAATAAAATTCAAATAGATACAACTAATGATGAAATAGGTTTTCATATTGATGTATCAGGTACATCTACAGAACAATTTAAATTATTAGATGGTGCAATTGTACCTATAACAACTAATGATATTGACTTAGGTTCTAGTTCTTTACAATTTAAAGATGCTTTCTTTGATGGTACAGTTACTTTAGATGGATTAACTATTGGTAGTGCTACAAATATTACAGATGTAGATACAGATTTAACTTCAGTATCAGCAAGTGATGATACCTTAGCTAGTGCTAAATCAATTAAAACATATGTTGATGCTCAAGTTGCAACAATACCTGTAGGAGATATTACTTCAGTAGTTGCTGGTACTGGTATGACTGGTGGTGGAGTATCAGGTGATGTAACATTAAATGTTATAGGTGGTACAGGTATCGATGCTAATGCAAATGATATAGCAATTGATTCTACAGTTGTAACTTTAACTGGCTCACAAGTTTTAACTGGTAAAACTATTGATGTAGATAATAATACATTATCAAATGTTGAAGTAGATAATTTAAAATCAGGAGTACTAGATACAGATTTAACTTCAGTTGCTACAGGTGATACTACACTTGCTTCAGCAAAAGCTATTAAATCTTATGTAGATACTCAAGTTGCAACAATACCTGTTGGTGATATTACTGAAGTTATTGCTGGAACAGGATTATCTGGAGGAGCTGCAAGTGGAGCTGCAACTTTAAATATAGATACTGCAACTACAGTTGATGTATCAACAGCACAAACTTTAACAAATAAAATTTTAACAAGTCCAGTATTAAATACTTCTATTAGTGGTACAGCATTTAAAGATGAAGATAATATGTCATCTGATTCTGCTACATCAGTTGCTTCTCAACAATCTATTAAAGCTTATGTTGATGCACAAGTTGCTACAGTTCCAACTGGAGATATTACTGAAGTTGTAGCTGGTACAGGATTATCAGGTGGTGGTACAACTGGTGCAGTAACTTTAAATGCAGATGTTACAGGTTCAAGTACAACTACATTTACAAATAAAACTATAGATGCAGATGGTACTGGTAACTCAATTACAAATATTGAAGATGCTAATATTAAATCTGCTGCAGCTATTGATGCTACAAAGATAGCAGATGGTAGTGTTACAAGTACAGAGTTTCAATTTATTAATAGTTTATCATCTAATGCTCAAACACAAATAGATGCTAAACAAGCAACTATTGATTCATCTAATAGATTAAATGCTAATCTAATACATGATGGTTCAGTAGACAATACAGAATTTGGTTTCTTAGATGGTGTAACTTCATCTATTCAAACTCAAATAAATACAGCTAACACTAATATTAGTAATAAAGCTAGTAATGGTTTTGCAGTAGCTATGGCTATTGCTCTCTAGTTGTTGACAATCAGGTAAAAAAAAGGTATAATTAGGATAATTCTATGGCACAAGATTTCGAAAGATATTTACAACAAGACATTTCAAACAATGCAGGTTCTCCTACTGTTTTAAGAACAGCAGCAGATTCAGATGATGCTATCATAGGTATTAGATGTGCAAACACTTCTGGTACTTCTGTGAATGTAACTGTGTATGTTAAGAATGGTAGTGACACTTATCACATTATTAAAGATGCACCTATCCCTACAGGTGGTTCTTTAGAATTAATTGATGGTGGTTCTAAGGTTGTATTACAGACTGGAGATTCAGTTGAAGCAGTAGCTTCTGCAGCTTCATCTGTTGATATAATTACAAGTGTTGTAGATACTATCTCAGCATAATAAGGAAATAATATACTATGGCATATGTTGGAAGAACTCCTGCAAACGCAGCTATTACAGCTTCAGATTTAGATAATGGTATTGTCACAGCAGACAAACTAGCTACTAATGCTGTTACTGAAGTTAAAGTAAATGCAGATGCAATAACAAATGCTAAAACAGAATTTACACCTGGACTAACTATTAAAGGAGATGGTGCAAGTGCTGATGGAAAATTAGTTCTTAACTGTTCACAAAATTCACATGGAGTTTCAATAGCTGGACCTGCACATTCTGCAGGACAAAGTTATAATTTAGTTTTACCAACAAGTGTTGGAAGTAATGGACAAGTACTTGCTACCAATGGAAATACAAACAATCAATTAACATGGGTTGATGCAGTAGAAGCTAAACCTACAGTTGCAGATGTATCACAAACCATTGCTCCAGCTACATCACAAACATTTAATATTACAGGTACAGGTTTTGTATCAATACCAATAGTAGAATTTATTAAATCAGATACAGGAGCTATAACAAGAGCTGGTGCTGTATCTTTTACAAGTGCAACAGCTTTATCAGTAACAGCTACATTAGCTTCTGGTGCTTATTATGTTAGAGTAGAAAACAATGATGGTAACGCAGGTAGAAGTGCTAATGCAATTATTACTGCAAGTACAGCACCTGTATGGTCAACTGCAGCAGGTTCTTTAGGAAGTGCTGCTGGAGATTTTTCAGGAACAGTTGCAACAGTAGCAGCAACATCAGATTCAGCAATTACTTATTCAGAAGTTTCATCTCCTGCAGTTCTTATAGGTTCAGGTTCAGGTCAAGCAAACTGTGCATTAAATAGTTCTACAGGTGCAATAACAACAACAGATTTCGGTGGTAGTTCAACTACTGCTACATTATATACATTTACACTACGAGCAACAGATGCTGAAGGACAAACAGCAGATAGAGTATTTACTTTACAATCTAGCTTCGGTGCAACAGGTGGAGGACAATTTAACTAATGGCTAGTACATATTTAACAAGAACTAATAGTTCACCTACTAATGCTAAAAAATATACATGGAGTAGTTGGAATAAAATTGATAAGCGTGACTGGTATCCTTTCTTTTCTACTACACATCAAGGTGGTCATTCTTATATTGGCTTTGGTGCATCTAGTAGTCAACATTTTGGAGTTATAGAACATGGAGATAGTGCAGGTACTTTATATCAAGTTGCAACAAGTTCAGTTCAAGCAGATTCTACTGGTTGGTATCATGTTGTTGTCCAATTTGATAGTACACAAAGCACAGCATCAGATAGATTAAAAATTTATATAAATAATGTATTACAAACAAGTTTTACTGCTAACAATTATCCATCTCAAAATCTTGATAGTTGGTTTGTTGATGCAACTACTATAGAAATAGGAAGAAGAAGTGCAGGAAGTGGAAAATATTATAGTGGACTTATATCTCATGCACATTTTATAGATGGAACAGTTTATGCACCATCAACATTTGGAGAAACTGATAGTACAACTGGAGAATGGAAAATAAAAACTGACCCTGGAATATCTACAGCTAATTATGGAAATAATGGTTTTTGGATGTTTAAAGATAATAATTCATTAAATGATAATAGTGGTAATAGTAATAACTTTACAGTTGGTGGTGGTACATTTACAAAAACAGAAGATAATCCAAGCAATGTTTTTGCTACTTGTAATCCACTTTCAAAAGGTTCTGATTGGGTTTTTTCAAAAGGAAATACAAATATTAGAAATGATGTTAATACTCAAAATAACGCATTAGGAACTATAGCTTTACATAATGGTAAATATTATTGGGAAGTTTATAGACATGGTGGTGGAGATGTTGGTTTTGGAATTACAAAAGCATTTGTTGATGGCACAAATCATACTCAAGTTAATGATAATAGAGTTTTATATTATCAAGATGGAAATATTTATAGAGAAGGTTTAGGAAGTAATTCTCCTGTTAATACAGGTGTAACTTATGGAGATACCGATACTCTTGCTGTTGCTGTAGATTCAATAAATGGTGTTATAACATTTTATAAAAATGGTACTCAAACTGGCTCAATAACTGATACACAATTAATATCTTCAAATGAATTATGGATACCTTGGTTTTTAGGTAGAAGTGGTTCGGAAATGAGAATTAATTTTGGCAATGGTTACTTCGGAACAACAGCAGTATCTAGTGCAGGAACTAACGCAAGTGGAATAGGAATATTTGAATATGATGTACCAACAGGCTTTACAGCTTTATCAACAAAAGGATTAAACTTATAATGGCTTATACTACAATTAATAAAAGTAATTTACATATGAAAGTAAATCTTCATAGTGGTACAGGGAGTGCTAGAAATATTACAGGTATTGGTTTTCAACCAGATTTTACAATAGTAAAAAGAAGGGATAATACAGGTGTATGGTATAATACAGATATAGTTAGAGGTGCAGGAAAACAAATGTATCTTAATGAAACTGGTGGTATGGGTAGTAGTGTTTCTACTCATGAAATTACAGGATTTAATTCTGATGGTTTTAATTTAGGTACTGATAATGGAGTAAATGCTTCTAGTGGAACATATGTTTCATATAATTTTCTTGGAAATAATACAACAGGTTCATCTAACACAGATGGAAATATAACATCAACTGTTAGTGTTAATACTACAGCAGGATTTTCAATAGTTAAATATACAGGAAACTCTGGGGGTAGTGGTTATTCTGCAACTATTGGTCATGGGTTAGGTGTTACACCAAAATTTATTATTGTAAAATGTATAAGTCAGGCAGGAGAGTGGAATGTTTATGCTAATGATGCAACAGATTTTTTAAAATTAAACGAAAGTAATGCAACAGCAGATGACAATACAAAATGGTA